CTTCTCACCTTTGGAACGTGAAGCCCGCATCGGCGAGGGTCAAGCGCAAAGCACGGGCGTGGGCATGGCCGTCTGCAAGGGCATCATCGAAGCGCATGGCGGCCGAATCGGCATCCGGAGCGAGGAGGGCACGCCTGGAATTGCCGTGACCGTGGAGCTTCCGGTCCGCCGGCCGTAGCAGCCAAGCCACCCAACGATTCCGCCCGTCAGCCGGCGGACATCCCGTTCATGACCGAGAACAGCCCCGGTGGGTTGGTTCAGTACGGGTGCTCGTTGAGCAGCCCGCCAAGCGCGTTCTTCAGCGCCCCCGCAGTGGTGGTCGCCGGTAACTATGACACCGCTGGCAGGGTCAAGCGGAACAACCGCTACTTGGTTATCGGAACCAGCAGGCAGAAGATGTTGTAAGTATTGCTGAAGAACTCCAGAGTGAAGTGCTGCGACCCACCCCGAGGATTCTGCAACGCGAATTCGCGCAGTATGCCGTCTGCAATGTCCCGCCCGGGTCTGGTTAGCTGCGTCGCGATCTCCGCCGGAACCTTGGCGTGCACGCTTGCGAAGAACTCCGTCCTGAACCGGGCTGAGGCGATGCAGTAGCGGTCGCTCCAGCTTGGCGGCAGGTCGGTGTTGATCTTGGCCTCGGTGTCGTCTTCCTTGAACACGATGAGCATGCATGGCCGGACATTCTGCTCCACAAGACGGCGGGCAGTGGCTTCGTAGGACGCTTGGTACTTATCCGCTAAGGCCTTGACCGTCTTTGCAGCAATCGGAAGGCTGTTGGCCTCTAAAGTAAACCGGTCCCCCTGGAAGAGCAGTTGTGCGGCAAACTCGTTGGCCTCACGTTCGAAGTCGAGCTTCGTCTGGAGGTTCAGAGCCCTCTCGTCGCAAAGGTACAGAGCGTGCTCATGAGCTGGAAGGACGTAATGGCCTATCTCATGCAATACGCTGAAGCGGGCCCACTTGTCCTTGAGAGCCGAATCAGTCGCAACCAGCCGATCTGGGAAGGAAAGGAGCGCCCGGGGCCGGGCGCCCTCACGGGAGACCTCCGACGGAAGGCCCGTCTCAAAATTGAAGCTGGCATGTTGCAGGTTCAGATAGGCCAGCAGATCGGCGGGGTTCACCGCATCCCTGGCTTCCTGGCCTGTCTCGCGAAGGAGGTGGCGAACCAACTCGTCTGGCTCAATTTCAAGATAACTTGGCTTGAAGTCCATAGTTCCTACCCCGCCTGTCGAGTTCGCGCGATCTCCTGAAGGCGCTGCCTGAGCAACTCCGCCATGCTCTGGTCCAACTCCGCCCCATGCGCTGCCATGGCGGTTCGGTCTTCTCCCTTCAGGGAGCGAAGATTCTTCATGTACTCGGAAATGAGCAATGAACGGTCTGGACGGCGGCGTGCCTCCAGGACGGAAAGCAGGCTCGGGTTCTTGTCTGCCAAGCGAATGAGGTAGTCGCTCGACCTATTCTGGAAGGACCGGCCTGATTCCCAGCGGGCGTACGTCTTATCGCCAATGCCAAGCAGACGAGCCATGTCCTCCTGGCTCAAGCCTGTACGCTCGCGGATCTCCCGTATCTCGCGAGGCGTCAATAGCCCCTGACGCCGCCGCGACTCATCGTCAAGCGCCCGATCCAGCTCATGTGGAAGAATCCGTTCGCCGCAGGACTGGCATTCCTGCCAGGAAGCATTCGGAACAACCATAACCCCGCCTGGGATGTTGTCCGGCGGCTCGAATCGGAACTCCCCATGGAATTCCGACAACGCAACCGCTCCACAGATAGGACACTCGTGAGGCAAGTCCACTCCCTTCCGATCATCGGTGGTCCGGATGGGCCGAGATGATGAGCAGATAGCCATCCTGCCCATCCGGCTTAACCAGCGACACATTGACGTACCGTGCCATATTAGCCGACATTTCGCAACAGTTGCAAGTGGCAACCATTGACAAACACAACTATTTTTGCTTAGTACCCGTTCGGGTACACCTTCCCCACGCCCCACGCCCTTTATGCTGTACATTTGAGGTATGACGGCAACCGAGGCGCAAGAGGAACTCACGCTGTTACGAGCTGCGCGCCTGAAGCTGCTTCAGGGCGGAATTGCCTCGTATTCGATCAACGGTCGCTCCGTTACTTATCACAGCCTCAAGGATCTAGCTGAGCACGAAGCGAAGCTGGAGGCCGTTATCAAGGCATCAACCTCCGGCCGGAGGGTCTTGCTGGGTCGCTTCCGAGGGCCTTGATGGGCATAGGCGAGCGCATAGACCGGGCTATCAGTGTACTGTCGCCACGCTGGGCGGCACGGCGGGCAATCGACCGCCTGCGCATGCAGCGCTGCCACCAAGCCAGCGTCTTCGGGGCCGCCGAGCAGAACCGCCTCACCTTCGACTGGACCAACCGCAATAGCTCCGCGGACGCCGCCATTATCGCGGACATGGATGTGCTGAATGCCCGGGCCCGCGCAGCGGTGCGAGACGACTGGGCGGCGGCATCAATCGTCAGTGGCTACCGGCGTCATGTGGTTGGGACCGGAATTTTCTGCCGGGCCAACGCGCGTGACCCGAAAACCGGCGTGGCGTTCGAGGAGTTCAACAAGGCAGCGGATCGGCTTTGGGCCAAGTGGTGCAGAGCCAAGTACTGTGACATAGAGCGGAAGAAGTCCTTCGTTGGCTTCCAGGCGATGCTCATCTCCGAAAAGGTGCAAGTGGGCGAGGGGCTGGTCATCATCCGCATGACCGGCAAGCGGCCCGGCGTGCCGCGGATAGTACTCCAGGCGGTCGAGCCAGAGATGCTAGATAGGACCATATTTGTGAGCCCGATTACTGGAAACGAGGTCCGCAACGGCATCGAAATTGACAAATACGGCGCACCTGTAGCCTATTGGATCTATACCGAGGGGCATCCTCTGGACACCGGCGGCATCTTCAAGGGGCAGTACAAGTCGGAGCGGGTTCCCGCGGAGGACGTCTGCCACTACGCCCGCTGGGACCGGCCGCGACAGACGCACGGATACAGCAGGCTTGCCCCGGTGCTCAAAAAGCTCCGGCACCTGCAGCTGTACGACGAGTACCAGTTGGTCGCCGCCAGGATGGAAGCCTGCTTCGGCGCGGCCATCGAGGCAGACGCCTCGCTGGGTGACGGCGGATACGGCGCGGCCATCGCGCCGGGCGACGACGCAAGCAACGCCAACGGCTCGCCTTTGATGGAGTTTGAGCCGGGCATGATTCAGCGGCTGAACCCCGGCGAGAAGATCAGCTGGCACGACCCCAATCGGCCGGGCGACCTGTATGATCCGTTCGTCAAAGCACAGATTAACCAGATCGCCGCCGGTGCGGGGCTCGATTATCCAACCGTTTCCCGCGACTTCAGTGGCAACACGTACAGTGGTCAGCGGCAAGGAATGATCGAACGCGATTACGAGACCGAGCCCGAGCAGTGGGAGATGATAGACGTTTTTTGCCAGCCGGTGCGCGATGCGGTCATAACCGCCGCGATCCTGGAGGGTCTGCTCGATGCCCCCGGATTCGAGGTCGACCCTGAGCTTGCGGAGGCGTATCTAGAAGCCGACTGGCGACCGCAGACCAAGCCGTGGATTGATCCAGCGAACCAGGCTTCTGCCGCCGAAATTGCCTTGCGAAACAAGCTCACCACCCGGCGTACGATCCTCAACGAGCTAGGCGAGGACTGGCGCGAGACGTTCCAGCAGCTGGCAGACGAGGACGCGGAGATGCGTCGGCTCGGCATTGCGGAAAAGGGGACGACCAATGCGGAACCATAGCTTCGCCCGCACCGAGACGTATTGGGCCATTGAGCCCCGGCACTTCGCGCCGCTGTTTCAGCCGAACGCGGAAATCACCGTGCAGGCCGCGCGGCCGACGGACGACGAGCAGTATGTTCTTCGGGACGGCATCGCAATTATCGATATTGCGGGCGTAATGGTCAAGGGCCAGACGCTCTACACCATGATTTTCGGCGGGGCCACGATGCCCGTCATCGAACGCAAAGTGCGACTGGCCGCCGCCGATTCCGCCGTCAACGCGATCCTGCTGCGCATTGATTCGCCTGGCGGGACCGTGGCGGGCGTGTCCGACCTGGCCGATGCGGTTTTCGAGGCCCGCAGGCAGAAGCCGGTCGTGGCCTACATCAGTGATATGGGCGCTTCGGCTGCGTACTACGTTGCTTCTCAGGCGGACCAAATCTATTCCGACGTGGACGCGATGGTCGGCAGCATCGGCGTGTATCTGGTTGTCCCCGATTACAGCAAGGCGGCTGAGAACATGGGCGTAAAGGTCCACGTGGTCAAAGCCGGCGACAACAAGGGCGCGGGCACTCCGGGCACGCCAGTCACAGACGAGCAGCTTGCGGAGTTCCAGAGGGAAGTCAACCAGCTCAACGAGACTTTTGTGGATGCCGTCGCACGCGGGCGAGGCTGGTCAACCGAGAAGGTTGCGGCCGTGAATGACGGGCGAGTCCACGTTGGCCGCTACGCCCAATCGCTGGGGCTTGTGGACGGCGTGATGGCGATCAACGACGTGATGCGAAGGCTTCGGGCGCAGAGCCTGAACCCCTCAAAGAAACCAATAAGCTGGCGGCATGTTGCCGGCCAGAATCCTTTACATAAGGAGGATTCCAATGAATCCAGTTTTGCGAAAGTATCTTGAGTCCATAGGGCTCAAGGCGTCCGCCAGCGACACTGACGCACTGCGTTACATGGCTTCGCTGACGGGAATCGAGGCCGAAATGGCCGCCGAAATTGCCAAGGCCTTCAAAGCCTTCGTGGACGAGGACGGTGACGGGCTCTGCGACGAATGCGGAAAACCGGAGGACGAGTGCACCTGCGAGGTGACCAAGGGTGCCGAGGACGAGGAAAAGGAAAAGGAAGACGAGAAGTCCAATGGTACCAAGGCTGAGGACGAGGAAAAGGAAGACGAGAATTCCGAAGAGGACGACAAGGAGAAAGCCGACCGCGCCTTGAGCATTCTGGGCCTTGCCAAGCGGTACGGTCTGGGCCTCGACTGGGCTGAAACTCAGATCAAGAGCGGCGCGACTCTCCAATCCGCAAAGGACGCCATCCTGGATAAGCTCGCCAAAAACAAGAGGCCGTTGCAGATCAAGGTCGGCGAGGATCTCAACCGCAGCACAATCGGCCTCGCCTGTGCCGACGCCCTGCTCCTGGAACCCATGCGCCGCGAGCGGCTGAAGTTGGCCGAGGACGACGGCAGCGGGAACATGGTCGAACGCAAGCCCCACCCCCGCGCCCAGGCGTTCGCCGGTAAGCACGCGGTGGAAATCTGCCGTGACTTCCTCCGGGCGCACGGCGTGCCGGTCGAGGGCGTGCATCGCAACCGAATCGCCCAGATGATTTTCGACCGCAGCGTGGTCGCCTCGCACGGCACCAGCGACTTCCCGAGCCTGCTTGCGAACGTGCTCAACAAGTCGCTCACGCGCCAGTACCAGGAAGTTACGCCGCAGTGGCCCCTGTTCTGCGTCAAAGGCACTGCGCCAGACTTCAAGCAGGTTTCGCGCGTGAGCTTCGGCGAGGTGCCGAATCTGACCGCCATCAGCGAGGGCGACGAATATTCTGAATTCACCATCGGAGAGCGGAAGGAAGTCTACACGCTCACCAAGCGCGGCAGGAAGTTCTCGCTGACCTGGGAAGCGATAATCAACGACGACCTCTCCGCGTTCCTGCGGATTCCGTCGCAGATGGTCATTGCTGCCCGGCGTGCTGAGGATGCGCTGGCATTTGGTGTGCTGACCGGAAATGCCAAGATGGGCGACGGCGTCGAGCTGTTCGCGTCAGCCCACGGCAACATCGCCACCACCACGGCCGAAAAGGGCGTGCCCAATGTGGCCCGCCTGAACTCGGCGCGGACTGCGATGGCGACCCAGACCGGCATCAGCTCTGATGTCAAGCTCAATCTGGTCCCGAGCTACATCATCGCTCCGTGGGCGCTTAGCGGAACGATTGACGAGTTGCTCAACTCGACCGCCAACCCGGCCAGCAACAACGCCGGCGTGGCGAACATTTGGATGGGCAAGTTGACGCCAATCTACAACGCTCTGCTGGACGCCAACTCCCCTACCAAGTGGTATCTGGCCTGCGACCCCGGAATGATCGACACCATCGAGGTGGCATTCCTGGCGGGCTACGAGTCGCCGACGCTCGAAACGATTGACGGCACGAGCCCAGACAAGCGGGAGTATTTCATCAGACACATCTGCACCGCTAAGGCGCTGGATTGGCGCGGGTTGTACTACAACCCCGGCGCGTGACCGAAGCTAACGGGCGTGCCCGCTTCGGCGGGCCGCCCCCTTGGAGAAACTGAAATGACCAACAAACTGCGAGACGGAAAGTTCCTTGCCTACACCAACCCTGGAACCACCACGATCACGGCCGGCACTCCCGTTGCTGTTGGTGTGCTGGTCGGAGTCGCCGTTACCGATATCGCGAGCGGCGCGACTGGCACTCTGGATCTGGACGGCGTATTCGCGCTGCCCAAGGAAACCGGGGCGTGGACGCAGGGCGCGCAGCTTTATTTCAACACGTCCGGAAAGTTCGACAATGCGACCTCGACCGGCGCGATTACCGCCGGCGTGGCCGACGCCGCAACCACCACGGCTGCGACGACCGGGTATGTTCGCCTCAAGGGCGGGCGCTGATGGAATCTTCCTGGGACCACCCGGCGGGCGGCGCATGATGCCAACCGCCCGCCGGGTTGCTTTTACGAGGGTGGCATGTGCGTATCAACGGCGAAGCAACCCCGGAGAGCTATCCGCGCGGCAGTGCTCTGCCCTGGGCCGTCGCTGACTCAGTTCCCCGGCCGCGACGGCTATGACCTTGTGATCGGGGTCAACCGGGCGGCTGGCTACTTTCCCTGCGACTACTGGGCCATGCTCGACGCCACGCCGTTCTTCCACTGCAAGCCGCTGGGCAATCCCGCGATCCTCTGCCAAACGCCCGAGTGGGTGAAGGTGCAGAGGTTCATCGGCGATATGCCCGAGCCCCGGCCACAGCATCGGCACATTGCCCCCGAGGAGGTGGACGCAGGAATCGCGTTCGAGCTGCGCACCGTTCCGGCCAGGTTCAAGTATTCAATGTGCGCGGCCATAACTCTGGCCCACTCACTGGGCGCGTCGGCGGTTGACGTGTACGGGGCCGACTGGCGCGGCGTGCACGACTACGACGGACGGGAGCTGGCTCAGAACTGTCGGGACGCCCGGCGGTGGGAGTTGGAGCAGCAGAGCTTCGAGGTACTGGCTACCTCTTTGCAGAACTTCGGGACCAAGGTGCGGCGGATCATTCCGCAGGCGGTGGCGCATGACGATTGACCTCGCCGCCGACACGCTGGCTATGCTCACCGACTTCGGCGAGCGGATCGTTTACCGCCCTGCCGATGGCATGCCGCGGGAGATTACGGCAATCGTTACGCGCCGGCCGCGCGAGCTGATGGACGACGTTGGTGTGCTGCTGCCCAAGCTGTCTATCATTGTCGCCAATCATCCGCAGCTCGGCATCAGCTCTGCGCAGCTTGATACAGGCCGGGACCGAGTAGACGTGGCCGAGCGGTGCGGCGGGCCGGTTGTAACCCGGATGGTGGGCGAGATCGTCGGCGAGCACGATGAGGGGATGATCGAACTGGAGGTGCGGTGATGGTGCCCATCGCCATATCCGCAGAACGCGGCGCGCTCGAAGAGGTG